ATTGAAGCATCTGTATTCTTATCTACACCGCCCTGAATCGTGTATATGTCGTCTTCGCATCCATAGTCCCTAAAGTCTCCAGCCATCTGATGAACCAGTGAGATTGTTGGGACGATGATAAGTGTTCTGTGCTCATAAACTCTCCAATAGTGTTGTTGTATCAGATAGATGATTAACGATTTGCCAGAACTAGTAGGAGACAAGGAGAGTGATCTTGAATCCCGGATTGCATCAACAACGTATTGGTTTTGGTAATCCCGTGGTTCAAACTTACAACCAATCTCTTTAGCCAATTCATAACCGTAGTCATCAGGAATCTCCTCTCCATGCATTAGATGCGCTGGTGCATTTAACTCATAACCACGATCTTCGCAAAACTTTTTCAGTCTTGGAAACAAACCAACATAAAGTACTGGGCGCATAGGTTGATACAAACGAATGGTACCATCCCACACTCTATTTTTATATGCTGGAGAGAACTGGTAGCCGGATGGCTTGAAAGAAAAGTATTCAGCGATTTCTTGGCGAGTGCCGGGATCGGCCGTCACCTTCAGGTGTACCGCATTTCCTTCCTCAACATTCACCACATCACTCATAATCTAGTACTCTCCTGCTTGAAACTTCAACACATCAATCATTGATTTAATAATGAAGTTTCTACTATGAATAGTTTTCACAATGTCTTCTAAGTAATCTGCTCGAGCTGTATGATAGTCGATCTTTAAACTTAGATTTACAATATCCTTGTCTGCTTGGATATATTTATCTATATCCTGACGAATGATTTTTTTCTGGTATGGTTTCCATCCGCGTTCACGAAGATCTTCTTCAGCCATAGATCCATCATACCACTCTCTCTTTGCAAGCTCAAGTTGCTTGTAATCATAACGAAGCTTCTTCACTTTAAGCGCTTCTCGGAAGTACATGTTATAGTACTTGCTATGTAATGAAGGGATTTTCTTAGACTCACCGACGAGATTCGTTTCGTCGATGTTTGCATCTTTTGCCCAAATCTCACTTATATCATCAGTACTCATTTCATACCTTTCAAAACCATTTTATAATACATTCTATCACACTTTGATAGAAATGTCAACTACATTTTTCTGTATTCGAAACGAGTATACCTGAAAGTTACTGAGCATTCAGGGTAGATGACGTCAGTTCCTGTCACATCTAAAGAGACTGGGCTGAGGCTAGTTGGAAAGCAATCGAAGAAAGTAAACTCAATGTTTGGATTCTTGTTAGAGTTTGAAATCACGATGCGGATGTCTGATGTAGTGCCGTCACCTTTCTCAAGATCTCTGAACTGTGTCGACTTTTCTGGAGTACCAATACCTTCCATCCATGCAAGGATCTCATTATAATTATTCATAGACTCGTCCACGATAAAATTCATGTCGAGTTCTTGGTACTCAAGGCGATCACCAACAGCATACAACTGATGGATGGGAGCAGCCTGAGGTGCAGGTGTAATGTTGACTCCTGGAATCGTGGCTCTTTGTGTGAAAAATTCTACATTTGGTAGTCGTTGAATTGACACCACAAAGCCAACTGGAGACAGATAATTTGTAATCATATGAAATTTCCTGTTGACATTTCTGAAACTCTATGATAGTATTTATAAATAATGAGCCAACAACCGAAAGGAACTGCATGGCCGAAGACTATCGGTGTTATCAATTCGATGATCCTTGCGATGACTGTACCCACTGGATTGGAGAAATTTAAGGGTTGACATAACAAAAGAAATAGTATAGAATAGCTTAATAATGTTTCCAAAAGGGATAAAATCTTGACTGAACAGTTCAAAATCTTAACAGCTCGCCAACACGTCAGAGAACGTATTGGTATGTATATGGGCTCTAGTGCTCAAGAACAGGTCGAGCGTTTTGTGATGGGTGAATGGAAAACCTCACGGTATGTTCCAGCGCTATCGAAAATGATTGACGAGATTCTTGACAACTCTATAGACGAAGCCATTCGCACAAACTTTGAGTATGCGAACAAAATCAACGTGTCTATAGATAATAATAAGGTGACGATCACGGACAATGGCCGTGGTATTCCGCAAGAGCTTGTTTATGATGAGACAACAGACAGCAAGATTGCTCGTGCGACTGCAGCTTGGACACGTGTTAATGCGGGTACAAGTTTTGACGATGAACGAGTAACTATTGGTACCAACGGTGTTGGCTCAGCTGCTACTAACTTCTTATCATCTAAGTTTGTCGGTAAGACTTGGTCTAACGGCAATATGCTTACAGTTGAATGTAAGAATGGTGCAGAGGATATTCGTGAAAAGCAAACTCCAAAAGACGGAAACGGAACTGAAGTCTGGTTTACTCCTGATTTCGATTTGTTCGAAGTCGACAGTTTACAAGAACTAGATACAGTTGCTTTAGTTGAAGATCGTTTGTCTTCGCTTCAAATGGCATTCCCTGAAATTGCATTCTCTTTTAATAAGCGACGCATCAAGGTCAACAACCTGAAAAAGTATGCTGAGCTTTTTGGTGAAGAAGCAATCATAGAGAAAACTGAAGATCTTTCATTCTTCATCACTACATCTGAAGATGGTTTCCGTACCAACTCATTTGTAAATGGTGTGAATACACGACAAGGTGGTACATATGTAGACTTTATCGTGAATGGTATTGTTGAAGAACTTACAACTATGATTAAGCGCAAGCATAAGATTGAAGTTGTAAAATCAACGATCAAGAACGGTCTTACGTTTGTCATGTTCGCTAAGAACTTTACTAACCCAAAATTTGACTCGCAGACAAAAGAAAGACTGACGAATCCAATGGGTAATGTGAAAGAACATGCGATTGCGTCTGGCATTCGTGAGGCTGATTTCTTTGCTCGTAAGATCCTGAATACTCCATCTATTATTGATCCGATTATTGAGGCTCAGCTTGCAAAGAAAATCGCTGCAGACAAACGAGCTGCTACTCTTGCTCAAAAGAAATTGCGTAAGGTTAAGGTGGCTAAGCATATTGCAGCAAATAAGGATGATGCCACTTTGAAAATCGTGGAGGGTGACTCAGCGATGGGCTTCCTTCTCAAAGTACGTGATCCAAATAAGGTGGGTGCTTATCCTCTTCGTGGTGTTATTATGAACACATGGGATATGAAACCTGCTGATGTTCTTAAGAACAAAGAGCTCTCAGAATTGATCTCAGTTCTTGGATTGGATATTACAAATCCAAACTCAGTTGATGATATGACATATGAACATATTGCAACACTGACTGATGCTGACCACGATGGTATCGGCCACATTAGTCCATTGCTTATTGCATTCTTTTATAAGTTTTGGCCTCGTCTTCTTCTTGAAAAGAAAGTTAAAATCACTCGTACACCAATTATGATTTCTACAAAAGGATCTCAAATCAAGTGGTTTTATACATATGAAGAGGCGAATGAATTTAAGTCAAGCAAAGATGGGTGGAAACATCGCTACATCAAAGGTTTAGGAAGTTTGACGGAAGAAGAATATGATACTATTATCAATAAACCAGTGTACGACACAGTTACGGTTGATGATGCTGGTATGTTCCAAATGATGTTTGGAAAAGATTCGCAATTACGTAAAGACTACATGTTCCAATAAGGAGAAAAATAATGGCACTAGAACAAGAAGTAATGATTAAAGCAATGAAGGCTCATGCCCACGGACATATTCAAAAACATAGAATGAATGTTGAGGTATATCTTAATAATCCAGCAGGAATTGGCGAGCATCCAGATGTTTTTGAAGCAATGGAAACAGAAATCCTTGAAATGGCTAAATATCAAGACGTTTTAGACATGCTTGAAAAATATTTTGGTTGACATATACCAAAAACTGTGATAGAATAGTCTTATAAATTGAAAAAGGGTTCGTCATGTCATTGATGGAATTTACAGTTGAAGCAAATGAATATCCGATCTCAAAGGTTGCAGCCAATGAGTGGAAATCCTTTGCAATGTACACCGTGGAATCACGAGCGATTCCTAATATGATTGACGGGTTAAAGCCTGTCCAAAGGTTCTACCTTTATAGCAGTATCCTCAACTCAAAGCGTGACTTCAAGAAAGTATCCGCCGTTGCAGGTATTATATCAGACTATGGGTACAATCATGGAGAGGCTTCTGCCGCGGGGGCCGGGCAACTGATGGCTGCAACGTGGAATAACAATGTCTGCCTAGTCGAGGGTCGTGGTTCCTTTGGTACTCGACTAGTTCAAGAAGCAGGCGCACCACGTTATGTCTATACGCGCCTAAGCGAAAACTTTGAGAAGTATATTCGCGATGTTGACCTGGCCCCCGCACACGATGACCCTGAACACGAGCCACCTGCATTCTATCTACCAGTACTTCCTTTGGTATTGGCTAATGGAACTAAGGGTATTGCCACTGGTTTTGCCACAAACATTCTTCCACGATCAGTAGAAGACCTCTCTCGCCTCGTTCGTGAATACTTGTCGGATGGTAATATAACCAACAAGGCTCCAGTGTCATTTCCTGAGTTCAAAGGACGAGTCGACTATGATCCGGTTGAAGATCGCCACATTGTTTATGGTAAATACCATAAGAAAACCAAAACAGTAATGATGATTACTGAAGTTCCATATGGTTTTGATCGTGAATCATATGTTAAGGTACTTGATAAGCTTGAAGATGATGGTGACATCGTATCATATGAAGATCTTTGTGATAAGACTGGTTTCTCTTTTGAAATCAAATTAAAGCAAAACACTTCAGCAAACTGGAATGATGCTAAGATCATTTCTAAGTTTAAGTTGAGTAAGCCGTTGTCTGAAAACTTAACGGTGATTGGACCAGATGGAAAGCTTCGTGAGTATGATGACGAGCGTCTTTTAATCAAAGACTTTGTCGACTATCGTCTTGGTATACTACAACAACGAATTGAGAAGCGTAGAGAAGAAGCTCAAGAAGATCTTCGTTGGCTTAATGTGAAGATGCAATTTATTCAAGCAGTACTTGACGATCGCATCGTGTTTAAAAACCGTAAGAAGAAAGATGTTGGCGATCAGATACTACAAAATACACATGCTATTGAATCTGACGTTGATAGATTGCTACGTATCAATATCATGAGCTTGACAGATGAAATGGTAAAGGAACTAGCCAAGGAAATTAAATCAACTCAAGCAGAATTAAATTTCTGGAATAAAACAACACCCGCAAAACAATATGAGAGTGATCTACAGGGATTAGATTAAATGAAAATGTACTTTAAAAGAATAATTATTGCCACTTCTATTCTTTTTAATGTTATAATTGGTGGCAGGTTAAATCAATCTTTTTCTGCAGCTCAGTGGGAAAGGAAAAGAAATGGTAAATGGCATATAGTTTGGTTGCTCAATGCTATCTTCTATAAAGAAATAGAACACTGCATGGAAGCATGGGTAAAGTGGCAAATCATTCATCAAGCAATCAATAGCAGAACTACGTTGTACAGAGATGAAAGTTAAGGTAAAAGGATTAGATCCAAAACTCACAACTCACTTTACTCGTTTTTGCTGCGAGAATTTGCCAGCTTGGCCAAAGAGTATTGAGATTGTTGCAGAAGATAAGATCGTAAACGACAAGTCTGGCCTGTGTATTGATATTGATGAAGATAACTATTTAATTTTGATTTCTAAGAAGAACAAGAACATAAGCCAGATATATACTAGTATAGCCCACGAAATGGTTCATGTGAAGCAGTTCATGTATGATAATCTTGGAGAGCTTCTTGACAAGGGTTACAACTATGACACTTGTTGGTGGGAACAAGAAGCCAGAGAACGATCGGAGAAAATTCTTTTAGAATTTGTGAAAAAATTTCAAAGAAAGGGTTGACATTCTCCAAGAAAGTACTATATTAATATAATAATAAGAAGGAATCAAACATGATAGAACAAGAATACGACGGCATGCTAGCTGTTTTTGGATACTCAGATCCATTTGAATACTGCAATGGTTGTAGTAGCATTCAACCAAACTTTATTCAACAATCCCTGGAATGGTGAGCATCATGAGTATTGTAACAGAAATGGCTTTAATTTGTACAATCCTTGGTGGAGTAATTGGATATGTTGTGGGATATCGCCACGGCCACAATGACACAGAAAAGGTTTATAAAGATGTCTATGATATCAAAGATTGGAGTTAGTGCTCTAGCTCTATTAGTGGCAGCACCAGCCTATGCTGACAAAGTGCAAGCTACTATCACTGACGAATATCGTTACGTAAGTAAACGAGTTCCTTTTCAACATACTGAGTGTTATGAGGTAGAAGTACCCGTATACGCTAATGAACAAGGTGATGCTGCAGGCGGTGCCTTGATGGGTATGATTATTGGTGGCTTACTTGGTAAAGGCGCTTCTGGTAATGACCAAGGTGCTGCAGCAGGTGCAGTAATTGGTGGTATTATTGGAGCTGACAAAGCACAAAAAGGTAGTGACAAAATTGTTGGCTACCGCCTTCAAGAGAAATGTGAGACTAAAACACTGTATGAAAATCAAAATACATCAGTTTATTCTCACAGCATCATCAAATTCAAGCATGATGGCAAGTGGTATCAATTGGAGTTTCGTAAATGAACTGGCCTGAAATCATCATTTGGAATATTGGTTTCTGGGCTGTTTATATACAGCTTTGTATGATACCAGAGAAAATTTTCCAGCGTTTTATTGATAACGCTTAAAGAATCTGCGCTTAGCTCAGCTGGATAGAGCAAGTGCCTTCTAAGCACTAGGTCGGGGGTTCGAATCCCTCAGCGCAGGCCAGTTTATTATGACAGACAAACAAATAGTTTTATTTTTACAGTACTGGGGTAGTCGAGGAATCACTTTACCGAATCCTCGAAACTACCCTAGGTCGTTTGCATACTATGTAAAGTTGTATAAATATCGCCAGTCTAATAAATAGATAATGCCCTTATAGCTCAGCTGGTAGAGCAACAGATTTGTAATCTGTGGGTCCGCGGTTCGAGTCCGTGTGGGGGCACCATTTAACAACTGAAAGGCAGTACTATGACTCAAGTCTTTGTACTAGTACTTGTCATGTTATTACCAACTAAAGAAGCCTTACACGTTAACGCACAAAATATGGGCTTTTTTACAACGAACGTAGATTGTTTTAAAGCAAGAGAAAGTTTAGCTTCAGCTCTTTTTGAAATGCCATCTGGTTATTACCCGCCAAACACTCAAGCGGTATGTATACCACTAGAATTTGATCCTAGAACTTTAAAGTGAAACTCTACGTATTGTGATTAATTTATCGGCTGGGTATTTTTGTATGGAAACACTATCATTTTGATTTCCGCCAATTACGTTATACCAAATTTGACCGGTCGACATATCTTTGGTTTGACTGACATAAAAACCAACGTGGCCTTGCCATCCGGCTTCGCCTCTTTCAAAGACTAAAATATCTCCCTTTTCGGGAGTTGTAACTTCTTGACCGTAAGTTACAAATGATCTGGCCATAAGTGGGAAAGCACTTACAGATCTTGATGTTGGAAGTTCATTCTCAAGCAACACCATATTCACGAAAGCAGCACACCACTCAGTAGTTACTGGATCCACTCCCGTAATATCTTTGATTGTTTGGCGATCTTTTTCTTCTGACAAGCCATACCAGAAATACGCCTTGTGAGCTAGAGTTTGTTTTGATTCTGGCAATTTGCGAGAAAGAGCATAGTCGGTATCACTCGAGCATGCTGTTAGATATATAATCAGTGGAAGTAATAGTAAATGTTTCATGTTTTATTTATAGTTGACATTTGGCTAAATACAGTATAGAATATTAATAATTTTGTAATAATTGGAGGTATGCATGAAAGTATTAGTAACTGGTGCCACGGGTTATATTGGCAGCCATGTATGTAAACTACTTAAAGAGTATGGCCACTATGTTGATGGCTGGGATACAAACATCCACGGCGAGCATAATGATATATCTAAATATGTAAACATGTTTGAGCCTGTAGATGTCACAGATCCCTTTGCTGTACATGGTACATATGATGCTGTAGTTCATTTGGCTGGTCGCAGTGTAGTACCTCAGTCACTTAAAGAGCCCACGGAGTATTACCGTGTAAATGCTATGGGCACATCAAATATGCTTGACAAAGTAAAAACTCCAAACTTTATCTTTGCAAGTACATCATCAGCATGGGAGATGGCTTCACCTTATGCTCGCAGTAAGGTGGCTGCTGAAGATATTATTAAGGAGAAAGCCAATGGTTATACTATTTTTCGCTTTTTTAATGTCTCTGGTACTGATGGCGTTAATCGGCAATTGGGTGCTCCAACCCATCTTATTCGTGTTGCTGCTATGGTGGCTGCTGAAAAATATCCCCACATTAGCATCTTTGGTAACGATTATGATACTAGGGACGGTACTTGCATTCGCGATTATATACACGTCTGTGATCTTAGTGCTGCTATAGTAAAGGCTGTAGAAGAAGGTCCTCGTAATACTCCGTATGAATGCCTTGGTAGTAATACAGGATTCAGTGTTCTTGAAGTCTTAGATGCTATGGATAAAGTTACCGGCAAAGAAATGAAACGAGTTTTCGAAGATCGTAGAGAAGGTGATGCTACTGCTTCAGTAGTTGATGAATTATCAGAATATTGTGTACTCACGAAAGATATCTACCAAATGTGTGAAGATCAGTACAGATTGGAGATAAATAGTTAAAAGCAGCAAAGGAGAGATAGATGTCCGACGTTTTGATTCTTAATGCAAATGCTCAACCCGTCAACTATCTCCCTCTCAGCGTTATTAATTGGAAAGAAGCCATACGGTACATTTATCACGATAAATGTGATGTGTTAGAATGGTATGACGATTGGCTAGTCCGGAGCCCCTCTTGGGAAACCAAAGTTCCCGCTGTGATTATGATGAAACAATATATCAAATCCAAGTCAGAGGTTAGGTTTTCAAAATCTAACCTTTATTTACGTGATCAGTACAAATGTTTGTATTGCGGATATAAGTTCAGTAGATCGCATTTGACTATGGATCACGTTGTTCCACTCAGCCGTGGTGGTAAAACAGAGTGGACCAATATAGTAGCAGCCTGCAATCCTTGTAATTCTATTAAAGGAAACAGGATGGACTGGAAGCCTAAATATAAACCATATAGACCTGGTTACTGGGAATTAGTTCGTAAACGTAAACAAATGGAATTTACAATCAAACATCCAAGTTGGGAGTTGTTTATATAATGAAAGTTTATATAGGGCCTTATAAAGATGATAGGCCGCAAAAGATAGAAGTCGCAATACACGATTATGATACTTGGAGCATGGATTATACTCTTGCACCGATTATCTTGCCTATGCTAAAACAGTTGAAAGAAACAAAGCACGGCGCTCCTAATACAGATCCAAGTGATGTACCAAAAGAGTTGCGTCCTACTGCTAAATGGAAACGTGCATACGAAGGTGACGGTACAGCTGATCCTAAGTTTTTTGATCGTTGGGATTGGATTATGGATGAAATGATCTGGGCCTTTGAACAAAAGGTAAAAGACAATTGGGAAGATGAGTATTATGGACCACATATTCCAAGTGATAGTGGCATTGGCGATTTTGAATGGATTGATCGTGACGGCTTGAAGGCGCATCAGGAACGAATGAGCAACGGCTTCAGATTATTTGGAAAATATTATGAAAATTTGTGGGATTAAGGGTTGACATTTCTTCATTATGTAATATATTTACAGATATATACACGGAGAAAAAGTATGGACAAAGATGTAATGATATCATGCGAACTCGCGATTGACATTATGCAAAATGGTTTTCATTTGCCTATTAAAAATGGTAAAGTAAATCGCGATAAGATTGAAGACGAAGTCATCATTGCAATGTACAAGAAAGAATTGCCGCCAATTACCGATATTCAATTAGATATGGCAATTGATAGTGTACAAGAACTAGTTAGTGAGTATAACAACGGAATTAAATAATGCATCCAAAATTGAAGGGGTTTCCCAGCTGTTGGGTGGTCAATCTTGAAGAGAGTAAAGACCGCCGAGAATATATGATTGGTGAATTTGAGAAGCTAGGAATAACCAACTATAGAATATGTTCTTATCCTCGATTAGAAGATTCTAATCTCAAGATCACTGGCACACCTGAGTGCCAAATCTTACCTTTTGGTGCGACATCATCTCATCTACTTACAATCAAAAAATGGTATGAAGAAACAGATGAAGATATGGTTGCTATCTTTGAGGATGACTGCCTTTTCAATCAAATAGACCAATGGCCATTCGTATGGGAAGACTATGTAAAAAAACATGGTGTTCTATGGGATGCTTTGCAGCTTTGTGTAATGCACGAAGGGTGGGCAGTGATGGCTCCACGGCATAGAGTTGGATGGGATCATGGCTTACAATGTTATATTATTAAGCGTGGCTATGCTAAGAAAATTGTAGATTATTATTTTCTAGATGATAATCATATTCGTTTTAGGATGCCTTTGCTTCTAAGACTTGATAAAGAGAAAACCGTGAGAATGAAACCAACCATCGAGAATATCATATATGGCTTGGGTATTACTCATATTCATCCATTGTTTAATCACAATGTAGAAAGATTTCCAACTACAGTTCACGATCACTCAGATGCTAAGCTAGCAAGAGTTGCTCAAGTTTCTTTTGAGTATGTTCGTAACTGGTGGAACTTAAAGGGAGAACACGCAACGTTAGATCAGCTATTTGATTACGATTGGTGTTGTCCTAAAAATACTGGCCAAACATTTGGTAATTTATTTAAAATTGAGGAGTAAAGTATGGCAAAAACAGTAGGTGTTGCTGTAAAGCAAAAAAGTTATAAGAAGACTTCGATTGGTAAACGAAACCTTAAGTTATCTTCTATGAATAAAAGTAAAAAAGCAAGTATGAAGAAATATAGAGGACAAGGGCGAGGGTGATGAGCTGGGGATCTGTAGCGGAGAAAGAAATACGTAATCGTATTAAACTCTGTATATACGCGTATGCATATGAGAAAGAGAACGAATCAGTTATTTCTGATGGAGAGTTCGATAAGCTTTGTCTTGCTATAGATCCTCAACTTGATACCGGCAATAAAAAGCTCGACGATTTTTTCAAGAAAGAATTTGATCCATCCACCGGTCAGTGGATTCACAACCATCCTGAGCTTGATAAGATCGCCGAGCTATATAAAAAGTACTATGCTACTCAGACTTTAGTAGCGTAATAACACCCCACGCGATCGCCGCGTAAGATACGAGGTCTAGTGGCATAAGCAAGCCTACTAGGCCAACACCGATAAGAGCTGCTCCATCCCATGAAGTACGCTCTTTTAGTCTTGACATTAACCAGTTCATATTAGTCTCCTTTTACTATAGGGATAAGTGTTTGTCCATTAATAGACGCCACACTCTACCGTTTTTGAATAGAGAATTCAGCATAGGTTTCTGAAGTTCTCTCATATTCCACCATACAAATCTTTTATAATCTCTAGCAAGATTAGTCCCTAAAGCTTTGTCGTATGTTGAAATGTTGTGTAAAGTTTGATCTATGATAAATTCTAAGTAGACGTTTAGCAATTGCAATCCTGACAGTCACACGTAGGACCACATTTGCAATTAGGATTGTTACAAGACATCCTATTTCTCCTTTTGTCTAATGACTTTAGTTTTAGCTTGAGCTTCTAGATTTTTTATACGAAGCTCCAGATCGTCGATTTTTTTCGTGACCTTTGGATAACGTTTACGCCATGCTTCGGGATCATCTTGCAGCCAATCCCAACCGAATCTATCGACCAAATAATCTAAGAAACCATCAAATTTTCCCATCAAATAAAGTGCTGCGTGTGTATTACGAAACCATGCTAAAAATGCTGCACCAACCAAAGAGCCAGCGATAGCCGTATAAATCCATAGCGTATCGCCGAACATTCTTGTTATCATTTCCCACATAGTTTAGTACTCCAATTTATCAGTGCAACGAACATAGTTATCCATACCATGATCTTTTGCACCATCTAGTAAACCTGATTTCCAACCGCGCCAACGATCCTTGAGCATCTGCCAAGGAGTCATTTTGCGGACATTACCATAAAAGTTAATATACTTTAATTCGCCGTGGTGTTTGTAACCCATCAGCATAAGTGGAACCTTTGTGACGATATCGTTATTGTTAACAAACCGCATATGTTTTGTTTCAATATGTTTCACAAAACTACGAGTACCAACTCTAGGTGAGCCAAACGTTGTAAGTTGCTCAACCTTCTGAGTTTCTTCGAATCTTGAAGTTGCAATAGTAGCCATAGCAGCGCCAAGAGAGTGCCCTGTGATCCAAAGCTTTTTATCTTGGTGTCCTTTACCGTGATGTGCTACAATCTCATCCCATATTTTATCGCATTCACCTCTAAAACCTGAATG